GCTACCTCCCCTCAGAGCTTTGCCCGGACGGCGTGCGGCACCGCGTCATCACTGTCGCGAACTCCCGCTACCTCCTCCGGAACCGGCCGAACCCGTTCTGGCACCAGATGAAGCCCTTCATCCAGTACTCGCCGTGCCCCGACCCGCACTACTTCTACGCGCCGGGCAAGGCCGAGGTCATGGAGAAGATTCAGATTACGGGCAACCGGTACATCAACCAGTCGCTCGACGCGGCTGACCTGATGATTGACCCGATGTGGTTCTACGACCGCTCGGCGAACCTGAACACGAAGAACCTGTACGCGCGCCCCGGCAAGTTCATGCCGGTGGACGGCAACCCCGCGAACGTGGTCATGCCGATGCAGATGCCGAACTCGAACCTCATGGTCGCGGATTCGCGCATCACCTTGATGAAGGACTTCGGCAACATGGCCTCGGGCATCGTGGACGACGCGGTGCAGGGCATGGGCGACCAGAAGGAGCAGACGGCACGCGAGTTCATCGGCCGCCGCGAGGCAGCGGGCAACCGCCTCCTGCTTGAGTCGCGCCTCTACGAAGAGATGTACCTCGAACCGCTCGCGAACATGTTCGTGGCGCTCGACAAGCAGTTCCTTGAGATGCCGATGGAGGTCCTCATCCTCGGCGACAACGCGACGCTCGACCCGGTGACGCTCCAGCAGATTGCCGGTACGCGCGAGTCGCTCGACGACTATGACATGGTGCCGAACTACGCGGCCCGTGCGATGGGTGCGACGAGCGGCCTGACGAAGGGGATGAAGCAGCAGAACCTCATCCAGCTTCTCACCGCGATGTCCAGCCCGATGGGTCAGGTCATCATGGGTCAAATCAACGCGGTCAACTTCTGGCGTGGCATCTTCCGCGAGTTCGAGATTCCGAACCTCAACGAAATCTTCGTCCAGAACCCGCTGCTCAACCAGTTGGTCTACGGAGCCTCGGGCGGGCAGGGCCTCGGGGGTGTGCCCACGTCGGGCAACATCGTCGGGTCCGCGCAGGGAAGACAACCGGGCCAGTCCCCCATCATGGGACAGGGCGCGGCGGGTCTACCGATTCCGACCCTCAACGCTGTTCCGCTCAACGCTGCGGGTGAAGGCTCTCAGTCGCTGCTCGCTCCAGTGGGGCAGAGCTAAAGAAAGGTCCACATGGACCCGAACAACCTGTTCGACCTATCGAAGCTGAACGATGACGAGCTTGGGCAGTTGGAGTTCCTCCTCCTCTCCCCAGCGTGGCGCGGGTTCCTCATGCGCTACCTCTCGCTCACCATCCGAGGCATCGAGAGGATGATGAAGGACCGCACGGAGAACCGGAAGAAGATGTACAACGACGACTTCCTCGCCGGACAGTGCGTCGCTCTGGAGTCCTTCGTCGCGTTCTGCGAAGCGGCCGAGCAGAACATCAGCATGGCCCGCGTAGCTGACACTCAGCGGCTAACGCCGAATCAAGAGTACGACCGGCTACGCGCCACAGGATTCATCCGCCACTCGGGGCAGGTTCAGCGGGCCGAGGACCTCACGCCGCTGGACGAGGACTACTGATGACACGAAAGATGCCCACCTCCCCGAAGCCCGCACCGGGAGTCGAGGACAAGGTGGAAGCGACAATGCACGAGTACAAAGAGGGCGACCTCCACTCGGGCAGCAAGACAGGGCCGAAGGTCACGAACCGCAAGCAGGCGGTTGCCATCGCGCTCAACCAGCAGCGTAAAGCGAACGCTGCGAAGTAACCCACCACACGCACGAGACAACCTCGCTGCGAGGGGACAACCCCCGAAAGGATGGCACAATGGCTGACGAATCAGGCAGACCTCAGAACCCAATGGAACTCAACCGCCAACTCGCCGACACCATCGGCGCTCAGGTCGAGAATCTTCTCGGCATGGGACACAACGAGGCGGACAATCAGGTAATCGACGCGGCTATCGAGGCCGCGCGTAGAGGACTCACCCCCGGACAACCCGGTGGTGGTGGAAGCACCCCGGAGCAACTCGGTCGCAACGGACTACCCGTTGGGCAGGGTGGTGCTCCCGTCACGGCGCAGCCCGTGGCACCAGCAGGCCCCTCGGATGGGGAGATTGACTGGGAGTCTACGAAGGCGGCAAACGGCATGTACCTCGGGAAGTACAAGACGAGGGCTGAGGCCGTCAAGGGCGTTGCCCATTCCGTGGCGATGGCGAAGACTGCGTTCACGCGCGTCGAGAGCGTCGAGGCTGAGAATGCCCGGCTCCGCGAGCAGTTGAACGAGACTCGCCGACAGCCGGTGGTCGCGCCGACCATCGCTCCTACTCAGGCTACGCCAACCTCACCTTCGCTGGGTGACGCGGCGAACGCCAAGCTCGACGAGGTGCTGTCGAAGCTGGGACAGGGTGAGGCCCTGTCCGGGGAGGACCTTGTGGCCTTCAGACGCGCCCTTAGCGAGGCCGCGTTCGAGGCAGGCCGCAAAGCCGCACGTGAAGAGCGCGAGCAGTTCGATTCTGTTGCCAAGAAGGAACAGGACCGTTGGGCTCGCGTCGAGCAGTACATGGCCGAGAAGTACCCGGATTCGGTGAACTTCGGCGATGAGCTTGCTCTCTTCATCAAGACGCACCCTCTGGTCGGAGCGGGCGTCAAGGCGCTGACTGAGCAGGACAGGCACGAAGAGGCTATCGCCGCTGCATGGGAGGCATTCACCGCCCAGCAGGGTGCTGGCCTGAGGCCCGCCCCCTCAGCCGAAGACAAGCAGAGAGAGCTTGAACTCGAAGCTGCCGACCAAGCACGCCGGGAGGCCCTCGACATTGCTCGCCGGGACGCGGGTATCGTCGGGCAGGGCGCTGGCGCGCGAGGTGTTCATGAGGGCACCAACACGGGACCCTCGGAAGATGAGTACAACCGTGCTGTCGCTCTTTCGCGACATGGTAACGGTGCGCCTCTGAACCGCATCTTGTTCAAGGACATCCTCAGCCACCCGATTTTCGGCGACTAAGCCGAGAGTCAAACCACCACCACATCCCACCACAACAGGAGTAACTCCCCATGCCGGGTAGTTCAACTTTTGATTTCGGCGCATACCTGTACGGTGTGTCGCCGGGCGTGGGCGTGAACAAGGAAGACCTCCTCGACCAGATTACCAACGTGTCCCCGTGGGACACGCCTTGGTGCTCTCAGGCTCCGAAGGTTCCTTGCCAGCACGTCTACCACCAGTGGCTCACGGACACGCTCTTCTCTTCGCTGTCGGACAGTGCTATCGACCTGACCGGCGCAATCGAAGGCGCGGACTGGAGCAACGACACGGACACGGCCCCCAGCCGCGTGTTCAATATCACGATGATTCTGCGGCGCGACATCGGCGTCTCGGAGACTCAGCGTGCGATTGCAGCGGCTGGCTTCAAGGACGTGTACGCCTACGAGATTCAGAAGGCGGTCAAGCGACTCAGCATCAAGCTGGAGCGCATCGTCTTCGGTAACCTCAGCACGGCGACTGGCGCGACCGGTACGGCTCGCGTCATGAAGGGCTTCCAAGCCTTCATCGCCACCAACACGGCCTACGTCGCGGGCGCTGACTCGACCCACGACACCGTGCTGGCCTCGCAGGACTTCAACGACATGCTGAACACCATCTACTCGGCGGGCGGTAACCCCGAGCAGGTGTACGTCAGCCCGCGCGTGAAGCGGCAGGTCAGTGCGTTCACTCTGCCCCAGCAGAACCGCAACATCGCGTCTGTGGACAAGCGACTGATTTCGGGAATCGACTTCTATGATTCCGACTTCGGTCTGATTCAGATTGTCCTCGACCGGTGGGTTCCGGAGAGCACCAACACCACGACCGCTTCGGCTTCGGCTACGGCGACCGGTGGCAAGATGTTCTTCCTCCAGCGGTCCATCAACCGTCTCGCGTGGCTCCGACCGATGCAGCACAACCTCATCGGACGGCGCGGCGACTCGGTGGCTGGCGTTGTGGTCGGCGAGGTCACCCTCGAAGTCCTCAACGAGAAGGCCAACGGTATGCTGCTCGGCGTCAACAACAAGTCGAGCATCACGTAACCGTAGCGTAGTGTGTGAGGGGTGGGCCTTCGGGCTCACCCCCACCCTATAGGAGACACAATGGCGACGCAGAAGTACAGCTTTACGACCAACCGTCCGGACCAGCCGGGTGGTGGCTTGACCCCGCGTGTGTCGGATGAGAACGCCCCGGACAACCTCCGGCGTCCCGACATGCCTCTGCTTGAGCCCGCGATTCGCGGCATCGCAGAGAACGCTGGATTCCCGGCCGAGACACTCGAAGGTGAGGCGCTGCTCGCCAAGACGCTCGGTGGTGCTCCCAACATCGCTGCGCTGAGAGATGGTGACAACAGCAAGAGCCTCGGCGACCTTCCCGATTACCCCGAGAACCTGATGGGCGATGCCTTCAAGGGCACCGACATGCGGCCCGGCCGCTAAGGAGCAACGATGAGCGAAGTCAAGAAATACAGTCACGACATCTTCAACCGCCCCGGTGATGAGGGCTCGGCGTCGAGCCCACTGGGCAAGACCTACGACGCGGCCGACTGCGCCAACGAGGCAGCGCCCAGCGGCGGTTCGCATGAGCATGTGCAGCGTCCCGGCATGGAGGGCAACGAGTTCGGCCGCAGCGGCATGGCGGCTGATGTGACGATGGGTTACCAGAACCCACCCGGCGCTGACCTCGGCCACTTCCTTCAGGGACAGGACGTGAGGAAGACCCGCGTCGCTCCCGCCTCGGGCTCGAACCCCACTGAGGCAATGCCGGGCGCTGAGTAATGGACCGCGCGCTACCGACCTCGCCGAAGCGCGAGAAGCATCAGGAGCAGTTGGATGAGATGCACGACGCTCTCTACCAACTCGGTGATAAGGCCCGCACGCCGTTCCACGGCAACGGAGCCGCGCTCCTGCCCGAGGCGCTGACTCCCAAGGAGAAGCCCGGACAGGCCGCAGCGAGAGCACACATCAGTCGCCTGCACAAGGCGTTCAAGAAGACCCGCAAGGGTAAGGAGTAGTCATGCGTAGAATGCCAAGTTCGGTGAAGCCCGCGCCTGCGGAGCTTCCGTTCGAGAAGAAGTCGGTTGGCCCGTCGCGCAAGCCCGCGTCGCCCGGCAAGGTGACGCCCCCGGCTGCGAAGATGGGTAACAAGCGCACGAGCGACAAGCCCAAGCCCGCGTCGGTGTAACATGGCGAGAAAGATGCCCACGGGTCGCGTCGGTAACTACAGCGCGCCCGTGGATACAGCGGGTATGGACCCTTCGATGCAGGCCATGATGACCGGCAAGCGCAAGGGACAGACGGGCGACTCGGCGACTGACAAAGCCGAGAAAGCCTTCACTGGTTCGGCCGAGGCCGTCCGGCGCGCTCGCAAGGCGAACCGGCAGCCACCGCTGAAGGAGGACTAATGGCGCGCAAGATGCCGACCAAGAACAGCCGCGCCTCGGGCGATGTCCCGACGCTCACCACGCCCCCGACCGTCTCGCGCACGAGCGACAAACCTGTCGTGAAGAAGGGGCAGGGGCTTCAGGGGAACCGCAAGGCGACAGGCTCTCCGGTGAACTACTAATGAAGCGCGTGCGACCGACGAAACAGCCGCAGGTGCGGTCGCAGTTCACCGCGAACTACACGAAGCCGACCACCCTTCCGGGTGTTGAACTGGAAGCGGTGGTCGCTCGTACCAACGACAAGCCACGAGGCAAGGTCCGCAAGGGCATCACGGAAGCGGGAGGGAGTGCCAACTAATGCCTGAAGTCAAGGTCAACCGGCTGAAGCGCGAGAACGCGCACCTGTTCAACCTCCTTGAGAACGCCCTCACGGACGGCACACTCCTCATCCGCTCGAAAGACATGCGCCACAAGATGGCGGCGGTGAAGGAGCGGCAGGAGATGCTGCACACCGCCGACGTGCTCACGCACGCGGCCACGAAGGGCGGGAAGTTCGACCCGACGAAGCAGTTCCATCTCGTCGCGAACAACGTGGACCCCGCCGTGTGGCGTGCCATCCTCGATACGTTCGCGCGCACCGACCCGGAGACGGGCGAGCCGATGGATGATGGTCTTCTGTACACCACGCAGGCCGACGACGGCACGGGCGAACAGAAGGTCAAGCTGAACAAGGACTTCTTCTACGCACTGTTGTCTGGACCGCTGAAGGACTACGACTGCCGAGGCAAAGTCGGCAGATAGAAAGGAAGGCGCACGATGTCGTTCTTCGTGTGGGCCACGCACCGTGGCAAGGAGTTTGCTGGCGCGTACTACCGAATCCGCGTCCCGATGGCGTGGATGGAGAACCTCGGCTACACGCAGGGGTACATCGACCGAGGCGAGGGCGGCGAGGATGACATCGCGGCCATGTTCACCGCCGACGTAGACCTGTTCTAATCGACAGTCGGGCGCAGCACGCTGTACCAGATGCAGGTCATCAACGCGATGGA